TCTAATAGTTTAGGATTGATGTATTATGTGAATTATATTCATAGATATGATCATATTTTTTATCCTAGTCCGCATGATGTTCCGTTAGTTGATGATGGTGAGAGAAGTGTTAATAAAGAATTTAGAGATGCAATTATTGATTTGTATGAAAATTTTTGGTTGTCTGATGAACGGTTAAAGGGAAAGGTAACTATTTTAAAAGGAACAGTGGAAGAACGAATGGAAGCAATTAAAATAAAGCTTAATGAACACGGAATTAGATAACAGTAACATATCAAAGCATCTTGGCAAAATAACAGGGTACAAGTGTACCTATGACCCTTCACTCTTGGTCCGTGAACCGAGAGCTAATAATAGAAAACACTTGGGCATTAGTGATGAGAAGCCTCCCTTCTGTGGTTATGATGTGTGGAATGCTTATGAAGTGTCTTGCTTGACAAATGAAGGCATGCCCATTGCTGCTATTGCAAAAGTTGTTTACCCTGCAACTAACAAGTATATTGTTGAGTCTAAGTCCATTAAGCTGTATATGAATTCTTTTAATATGGAAAAGTATCAAGGTAATATTATTAATATATTACAACAATTAGAAGCTGTAATGGAAGCAGATTTATCTAAATTATTAGAAACAGAAGTCAAGGTTTGTGTTAGGCTCACAAAGGCTATTGACGATACATTGTATTACCCACCTTTATTTTCTGCTGCCAATTACCCAACATTAGAAAATAATATTGATGTAACAACAATTAAATCGCGGGGCTATAAAGAAGATCCTTCCTTGCTTTGCTGGACTCCAGGTGATTCAAATAAAGTGCAGCGCTTTCATTCAGCACTATTAAAGAGTAATTGCAGGGTCACATCTCAACCGGACTGGGGGGATGTTTATATTCATTACAAAGGACCTTATGAACTCAATCAGACTTCTTTATTGCAATACATTGTTTCATTCAGAGATGAATGTCATTTTCATGAAGAGATTTGTGAAACTATTTACAAGCGCTTGTATGATCTAGTTAAACCAGAAGAATTAATGGTGTCTTGCCTGTATGTTAGGCGTGGTGGTATTGATATTAATCCCATCAGGGCCAACAGCCAAGAGCTATTGAAGCAGAATGGTGCTATGTGGGATAAGTGGAAGTATTTTACTAAAACTGTTAGACAGTAATTAGCCGTTGAGAGCCCACTGTCTGCAGAAATCTGCTACAGTGTGGATGTAAGATATATTGTTTGTTGCATCGTTATCTAACCCGGGCAAATGTATGAACGGAATATCAATTATGGATGTATAAGTTGGATCTGTTACTATACTTGATTTGTTAGCTGATAAACCAATATTTGTAGAAATGAAGTCTGAACCATAGAAACCCAAAGCAAATGTGGCTACAGAGAGTGCAGGTGTAAATGAACTGCCTCTAAGATAACCATTAAAAATATTATTACCAACACTGCTTGGCAATGTCATCACAATAGTACCTGGTATCAAAGTGTTGCCAGAAGCTGAAAGAGTAAGAGCTATTGTGCCACTAAATACAGTATTTGTACCGGAAAGAATGCCAGTTTTAAAATTACTATCAATTGCACCAGATGCAGGAATAGTTACTGAAAAAGTAGAAACTGCAGGGTAAAAATTGCAGTTTGTTGCGACTGATGAAAACGTGGATGTAATTGAACTTGCCATATAAATTATTTATTCTCTACATGCAGAATTTTTTTACTATAATATATTTTACCAAAAAAAAAAGGGGCCCCGCAAGAGGCCCCTTTTTTTAACTATCCTAGGACGTACTAGGTGAAATGATTTTCTTTTGTTATCCCGGTTTACTTTTTTTAGAAGTAAACAGACTGCTGACCAGGTAGGAAAGCAGTGCCAAGACCCTGTAGGATGATGACGTGATAGTAGAGGTTAGCACCAAAGATGTTATCGACAACACCGTAGCGGGTCAAGAGACCAACACGGGGAGCGAAATCATTGGGGCCAATTGTTCTCTGTACCATGACAGGAATGTACGGGCAGTAGATGATACCTGTGTCGTAGAATTCTGGTCCCTTGTAACCCAAGAGAGCATATTCGAGACGTGTGGTACGATAGTTGGAAGCACCGAAGTTAGTTCCAGTCGAACCACTGTAGTTACCACCCTGTGCAAGCTCAAACTGAGCTTCTGTACGAGTGTCACGATAAACATTGAACCTACCACCAAGTGAACCAACCTTAGCGACTCCGACGGGCTGTGTATTGACGTTACCCTGGACTGGTGCCCACTGAAATTCAGGAAGCATTTCCAAGATAGCACAAACGCGAGGTGTAGCAACGATAAAGTTAGCGGAACCACGGCGATTGCGTACTGCAATACGGTTAGCCTCGACAATGAGCCTCTGATAGAAGTCACGGTTACGCTCAACTAGCCAGCGGCCGTCTGCGGAAGCAGGAGACCAAACAGAGAAACCGCGGCCAAAGCCACCGTTTAGAGCTGTCTGGATCATTCTGATGATCATTTCACGATCGATTTCGGCCTGTAGCTCATAAGACATTGCGTTTGTGAGCTCAGTATCGATATCAATACCGTTCATGTTCTTCAAATCCTGCTCGAGTTCAACAGACCAACGAGCAGCTAATCTACGTGTACCGGCTTCTACTGCTGTCTTCTCAAAGCTGACAACGATCTGAGGAATCTTGCTTGTTAACTCGAAGTTAGCGAGTAACTGAGCAACACCCTGATCCTGATCAACCATAGGGAAGTAAGTAGCATTACCAGAGAGTGCACCAGAAGACACACCAGTGAATCTAGTATCTAGATACTGGTAGCCTAATTCGTCACCGTCAGATTGTGCCTGAGGATTACTGAAGACCTGATTAGCTGTTAAGGAGCCATCAGGACCACCATTAGCACCTGCATAACCTAGTGCATCGCTCTCATACTTGTAGCGGAGGGCGAAGGCTAGACCAACAGGGCCACTCATGGGCTGTACACCGACGATTTCGTTAGTGATCAACTCTGGGAAGGTACGTCTAATCATCGGAATGAGGATCTTAGGAAGACGCGAATCGTTAGGAGCATAAGCGCTGTCATTCTGGGAAGGGAACTGATTACCGCGGCCACCAGCATCAATTGTGTTGTTGCTGAATACTCCGGGGGTTCCACCAGCGACGTTGCTAGCTTCAAAACACCACTTCTCTTGGTTTTCCAAAAGGATGGCGGTGTTCAAACGAGTGTGATCATCTTCAATCGCTCTAACATTGTTTGAGGTGTAATCCAATACTGGACCCCACTTTTCAATCAATAGTTTGGCGCGATCTTCACTGATGTAAGACTGTGAAGGACGTATGTTTGCCATATATATTATAAATCTCCAAAGAGATAATGTCGACCTTTAAATATTTTCTGTTCAGGATTACCCTCAAGAAAAGGAAATTAGTACTTGCTAAGCTCTGTCATGTAGTTCTTGAATCCAGGTTCATCTGTATTCTCTTCTACTGACTCGGCGATAACAGGTCTGTCTACTTTTTCAGAAACAGTTTGTTTAACTGCTTCTTCTTTAAGACCTGTTAGTCTCTCTTCTTCGGTTTTCTCGTAAAGCCCCAATGTATATTTGAAGTTTTCTGTAATAAAATCAGCAGATTTACCTTTAAGCATTTTTTTCATATATACTTTTTTATCTGTATCAAGGTCTTGAACGACCTTCTCCAGAGCGAGATCTGCTCTCATTTTATTGAGCTCATTTGTTAGCTCATTTACCTTCTTATTTGAGGCTTCAAGCTGTTGTACAGCTTCATCGATTTTATTCTTACCATCCACTACAGCTTCTTTAATGCTATCATTAGAGAGGGCCATATCTACGGCAAGAGCTTCTCTCAAGTTAGTGAGCATGTTAAGAGCTTTTTTGTTCTTAACAGCTTGCTCAATATCAGCAAGAGGAAGTTTTTCATCTAAATACTTTTCGAGATATCTAGAAATTGTATTAACAAGTGTTTCTTTAAAGGAAGTGGCTTCAGTATGAAGAGCGGTTTCATACTTTTTAACAACCTGTTTTAATTTTTCAGCTCTGTCAGCATCAAGAGCTTCTACAACTTTGTCGAGTTTAGCTGTATGATCAGTGTCAATTGCTTCAACAAGCTTTTCGAGCTTCTTGCTATAATCTTCATCTTGCTCCATGAGAGCTTTTTCTACATGAATTTTAACTTTTTGGTCCACTGAAGCATTAAAAGCTGTTTCTATTTCTTTTAAAACATCCTCAGTGAGGATATCTTTTGTTGCCTCTTTAAGTGTATCTGTTATTGTTTTTTCCATATTAAAAAATTTCTTTTTTAGAAGCTGCTTGAATTTTAGCTTTCAGCTTAATGTCAAGCAGTTCCTGTAAATATTTATTGGCTTGAGCATATTTTTCTTGAGAAATATTGCTAATAAAATTAGAAAGAAAGGCTGTTTCTTCGGATGATGGTTGAGCATTATTGACTTCTTGATTCATAAATTTATTTATTATAATCCTTTTATAAATTTGAGTAGTTGTTCCTTAAGAAATGAGTTGACATCGTGCTTGGGAAGAGTTGCAATGCTTTTTGCAAAGCTATCATACATTTCCTCCAGTTCGCCGTTTGTCTTTAATACATATTGTCTACTCTCTAAAATTCCATTAACAAAAGCTTTGGGACAGCTTGGATCGGCAACACAATCTACAGCAATCAGTCTCATGTTTGTTACTTTATTAACGCCATTATCTTCTGATAATTCACCAAGAGCTCTGGAAGACATGCCAACACTCACACCGTCTTTAATGAGACATTCAACTATCTTGCCTGAAGGTGTGGATAGTACTTGTGATTTACCATATACAAAATTGCCTTCCATTCTAAGATTTGTAACAAGATGGCAGGCATTAGCAAGGTTCACATCAGCAGATTCTGGGTGATTTAGCTCTCCCATGGCTCTCTTTGATTCAACCATCTCTTTTGTGTATCTTGCAACTTCCTTAAACATGTCTTCTTTTGAATACATGCGTTTATTTTTGTTAACTGTTTCGCACATCATGTAAGGGCCAGAAATAAAAAGTTTTGGTTGATCTTTATTATTCTTCTCTTCGTAGATATATTCGAAGTCTGTGTTATCTTGTGGTGTCTCCACTATAAGACGAAGCGCCATATGATTATTTATTAAAAGAATGCATTATTTTTTAAGACCTAGCTCTTTTTCTGTTAATATTAAGAATTTCATATTTCTTTTATCACACCACTTTTTTGCTGCTTCCCACTTGGAGATATTCTGTAAATACCTATAATTTTCATAGTTTATTGTGCTTTTTCTCTTGTTACCGCTGGTAGGAACACTGAGTTGTGATGATGGTTTTATTTCAATAATATACTTTACAACATTATTTCCTTCTCTTATTGCAACAATACCATCTGTATAATATCTATGTACCTTACCATCTGCTTTACTCACGTAAGGTATGATAACTGATTCACTGGCCCATTCAAGTACATTTGGATTATTATCACACCATCTGAAGAACTTTAATTCCCAACCAGAGCGAAAAACGGGTAAATTTTTGCCAATGTATTTGGATTTATTTACAGGTGTAAAAATACCTTGACGATACTTTTCATCTCTTTTAAGAGGCAGCATAATTAACCAACAAAGAACATAGGAGGTGCAGCATCACCAAACCCTGCAGCTCCTTGTTGCATGAGAGTTGCTTCAAGTTGAGCTTTTTCAGCTTTGCCATCTTCTGCTATGGCTGCATTAATTGTACCGCCACCGAACAGATTTGTTCCTTGATATTTACCTCTTATGGTACCAACTGTTATCTTGGATAATGCTAGTGCATACTGATACACCCATTGTTCTTTAATTATGTCTCTCAAAGGGCGCTCTACATAACAGGAGATAATACCATAAAAACGAGACCCAGATCCTGGTGTACGAGGTGGCGGGTAAAATGTAAGATATTGTGTTCTTTGATCAAAAGTGAAATATCTCTTTTGTGCTAAAAGCTTCTCGCGATCTTTTAGCCAGTTTTTCAGAACATACCAGCTTATTAGATCAAAACCATAATTACCCATTGCGTAACTAAAATATGTTTGCTGAGCTAAAGTTTGCTCAATAGTAAACAGTGTATTAACACCACTTGAAGAGCCTTCTTCAAAATCTACAATCTCAAGAACTTTTCTATAATCCATTGTGTCATAGTCAAAACTATTAACAAATCTTTCAGTGTTGCAATCTCTTGAACCTGATGCATCAAATGATGAGCTTAAGGCAGAGCTAAAGCTTGTTATAGAGGAATAGGCTGTAGATTTAAATATTTGATTTTTAAAGATACCAGTTTGATATGTTGCAGATAGGGATGATGAAGCTGAGAAGGTTGTTCCAGGTATAGAGGCATTTGCGACATAGACTGTAGGTACTGTAGGATCAACAACTTTGTTAAATGACGGTGTAATACTAAAGAGCTCGTCAAGCTTAAGACCTTTATTATCTATGTAGAGATCAGAATCAAATACAAGATATTCTTCTGTATAGCCTGCAAATTTAGAAAACATCTCACACGCTAAACTGATATTCTCGTACAATTGATCATGATGTATTTCAACTGTTATCAAAGGGGCTCCTAGAGCTCTCATGATTCTCTCGCCTAACCTATTAAAAGAGCAAATCTTACTGTTTAGATTTGTGCTTTGAAAAGCTGTAATCGGGGTGATGTCTGTACAAGGCATTTAATTATTTATTAAGCAGGCAGCGCAGATCCGCCAGCTTCAGGAGCTGTTTCTGGTGCTGCTTCTGGAGCAGTTCCTCCAGCTGTAGTCTCTGCTTCACCAGGTGTTTCTGGTGTGGGTCCAAAAGCTGGTGGTGTCCCGGCAGGTGCAGCACTAGCGCCCCCGCCACCGCCCATTTCTCCAGGTGCTGCTACTGTGGCACCTTCGTTACGCCAGTTTGGCCCTGCATTTTCTATCTGTGCTAATTCCCACATTAATTCCTTATCTTTTCTAAGGAATTCTCTATTAGCCATAATATCAGAATCACTCCATCCTAAATATTTCTTTTGTGCATATGTCTTGGATACAAGATCGCTTTGTGTAATTGTATTGAAACTATTGGCCTTAAGTTCAAACTTCTGATTTTCACGTAATTCGTAGAAATTTGTAGGTACATTAAAATCAAGAACAAGGTAATCATCTCTAAGAGACATTTCATCCCAAATACCTTTGAGTTTCAATTGTGTAATGAACCCGCTCTTCAAGCCTGCGGCAAATCTTTGCTGCAATCTAATAACAAATCTTGCAAACTTAAGCTCTTCTCTTAGTATGTTTGCACCATCATTAAATACATCATCAGGATTGACTCTGCTTGTGGGTACCTTGAGAGCCTTATATAATTTTTTAACAAAATAAAGTAGATCAGCAAGTTCACCTAAATTTTGACCAGCTGGCAAGGATTGTACAGTTGTGCCTTCACTGCCTTGGCGCTTAGCAAACCAAAAACTATCTAACATTGATTGTGGGTTAAACTTTTGTACTGATGCACCTTGATCTGCATCAAATGTTCTCTTGGACCAGTAATTGGTCATGAGCTTGCGCAAATAAGCTTCAGCTTTAGGTGGAGCCATATTACCCACATCCACATTAAACACCAAGCGCTCTGGTGCTCTAACTAAACGATAAATTACGATTGCATCTTCTATGAGTGATAATTGTCTGTAAGCACGACGAGCATTCTCGATGAATGGTAGTCTTACTGTTTTGTTTTCATTCCAAATTCCTGAATTGATGTATGTCACCTGATTTACATCCATTGGTACCAATTCAGTCTTAGCAACCTTGGAGGGATTCTTTAAATCATAAACAGGCTTGCGGAGAAGATATCCTTTGATGTTCATGTTCTGAACATTTGCATAGACAGGATCAATGGTATCAGATGGAATTGTAAGCACACCAAGAATGCCTTCTTTAGGGTATTTTTTATGAATGATATGCTCAAAATAAATTTCTGCATCTACAAGCATGTTGCGAACATATTCCCACCCTCTGGTCTCAAGATCAAAAAACCCAACGTACTTTTGAAATTCTTTTCCCAATTTTGTTTTTTGTGTCTCAGATAAATCTGAATCTTTAAAGATAAGTTTTACAATATCACCATTCTCATCTTTATTAATAAATTCATCACAAATTTCATCCAATGCATCTGCAACTTCTGCAAAAGCGGCCATGACTCTGTAATCCATGAGGCGACGAATTTTATCAGGCTGCACATTTGCATACATGAATTCATGATAATTTTTATCACGCAAAACATTACCAAATAGGTCGTCTGTATAAAAAGTAGTATTAGAAATCGATTGTCTAGCTAGTGCATCGGCTCTTTTTGTGCCTTGATCATAAAAAACTTCATACTTAGGGTTTAAAGTATTGATTTTATCATTAACATCAACTTGCTGATATGGAAGTTTTGAGGAGACAAACTTCATCAAGTCTCTGCCGAACGTAGATTCGCGATTGGAGTCTGCCATATAGTATTATTTATGATACATTATAATATTAAAAGATCTATATGTTATCTGAGATAACTAGGTGAATTTAAAAAATATGTTCTTTGCAATTGTAATGGGGCACCTATACCCGTAGCGCAATTGACTTCTGTTCCTTCAGGTTTAGCTTATTAAGCTAGTCACTGAATAATGGTCATCTTATCTGCTGTCACCAGCAGGATTGGACTATATCTTCATTCTTAAGAATGCTGGGCGCTCTAGCTGGTCATTAAGGCTTCCTATGCCTCCAGTAGTCTCTACACCTTCATGAGAAGCGTCTCATGCTTAGCTCGGTGTTTTCTCATGGAGATTTTCACCGAATTCACCCAGTCATACAATTGCAAAGAACTGTAAATATTTATAGTTGAACTGTGCTCAGATTATAGAAAAATGCAGTGCTTTTGGAAGCTGTATTATGAGGTGTTATTATGGTTGACAGAGCAACAAAATTATTATAATAAGCGGTTACACCAGTTGCAGAAAAATCAAAGCTATATAAAGGTATGAATTGATTGTTAAATTCTTCGTAAATATAAAGCTTTGAGTTACTGGCTACATACAACCGGTTGGTTGTTAAGATCTGATTCTCAAAGAACGGGTCATACCCTAATGCATCATCATAATAAATATATTTTCCAAAACTATTGTCAGTTGTATTTGTAACGGCATTTCTTCTGATAGTACTTAAAGAAAACTCATAGGTTGATTTAGTACCATCAAGTGCTGTAAGCGCAATTGCAGTTGTTATGGTAACCTGTGTACTGAAGTCATAAACTTCTACTTGAGCTCCATTTGTTGATGTAACAGCTACACATAATGTACCGAGCTCTGCAGAGACAGCCGTACAAAATTTTGCATCATAAACAGCGCTCAGAGAGCTGTTTTTAATAGTTAAAACGTCAAAAAGCTTCAATGGAGTATTGGCTGTTTTAGCATATATCTCTACTATACCTGTTTCTCCCTTGTAGGTAACACCTGGTCTGTGCACAGCAAGTACAGTGTATTTGTCCTTGGTATCAGAACTATCGAGCATGAGAGCCATTTTTTCTATTTTGTTAGCACTTAAGCTGTTTGCACTCAAATGTGGGTAATTAAAATCAAGTACAAAAAAATCTCTATTATAACTTGATAAATCACTAGAAAGAGTTGCAGCTTCAATGACATTAATTTTTTTGCCACTTACTGTAGCTACATAATTATGAGCAACTGCATCTGTAGAATTCTTTTTCTTGTATCTTGAATCAAGTACTAAATTAGTACCATATCCTGAAACACCTGTCTGTATCATGCCCTGAATACCAGTAGCCGGTGTTATAATACTCATGGGCAATATGTCTTGGTATCTAGGGCTTGTATTATTTGAAGCAAATTTATATAAATGTAATTCGTTACCTGGAATATATACAGGAATAGAAGATATTAATATATTTTCTTCCTCTCCATCTGGATTATATACTGTTTGGTAGCCATCAAATGAACCGGAAGAAGGCTCAGTAATTGATGTAATTAAAAAACTATCTGAAGCGTCATAATATACACCCCACGATTTAGGAGGCCACGTAAAATTGTTACGTAAATAAAAATCTACAGGAGGTACTGCAACAGGGGTTTGTATGGAGCTAACCATTCTTATATTTGTACTGGTTCCTGACAGAGGAAAAATATATTCAGAATAAGGTTGAGTTATTTTTAATCCTGATACATCTGTGTACCGTGTGCAACCTATATAAATAGCATTTACACTTTTGTTTGTTTTTGGTAGAAAGAAATAAGAATCGTTGAATTTTAATTTTGGAACAAGCAGTGGTTTAGATAAATCAATGATATCTACAAGATTAGTAAAAGCACATAAAGATACAAGCTGTGTAGTAAGTGGTACAGTATTGAGAGTGTATTCAGTAAAATTTGAAGACTTACCATATACAAAGCGGCCACTTAGATTTGTTTGAGAGTCTCTTTGTTCACCTGGTGCTGTACTTAAGAAATAACGATCTGTGTATGTATTAGCTTCAAATTGCAAAGCAAAAGGAACTGTATATGCTGAAACAGTTGAATTTGTATTGTCTCTAGGAGGCAATAGAGGTGTTGTATTAATTGTTTTTTTAAAAATAACATCTTGATCTTCAGGGGGTACAGGTATTAATTTTGTATATGGAAAGAGCTTCCAGTTGCCCGCTGTGGCTTTACTTACAACAAGTGGTTCATCCAATAGATAACAAGCAGTTACATTAAATTGATTAGTAAATAAATCTTTTTGCCATGCCTCTGTAGTTGTTTTAAATGTTTTTGCAGCTGTGTTTACTGAACTGATGGTTATGTCTCTAAACAAACTATAGTAATGTACTCTGGTCTGTAGGGAAGGGTAGATGTAAGACCAATCTATATTGCCTGACAGTGTATATACACGCGTAGCGCTGAGATAGCTTGTAATAAAAAATTTATTTCGCTTAGCAGTTGCTGTTAAGCTAGGCATGCCTGCTGATATATCATACTTGCTTGTCTTGAATGGTGTTATTGAAGGTAGTTTTATAGCTACATCATCGGCTGATGTGGTTGGATTAAGCAGATATTGCTGCCTATCTAAATCATACCATGTACCAGAAATGGCAGCTTGATTTAAATTCAAGCGGCAGTAATTTAATACACCATAATTAGTTCGTTGCAACTGTACATTAGTATATGCACTCATGATTTATGCAATTATTCTACATGGATTGTTCTTTGTCGTCTTTGCTGTTGTATTTGTTACACAAGCTGTGTATCTACAACAAAACCCTTCCGCTGTATACCATTTCTTAACTGGGGTTGTACCACATGGGCATCCTGTAGATGGTGCCTGGCCTGCTACAGATCCTGGTGCGCATGCACCACCAAAGCCAGGGTCTACTATAAACCCAGCTGGAGGCGGTGGCCATTCATTACCACTAGACTCACTGCTACCCCACCCCCAGCCCATTATGTTACATCTCCATTTGGATAGTAGGTTAAATATACAGTTCT